ACAGCACCCGCTTGAATAGCACCAGCCGTAACAGCATTGGCCGCAATCTTATTAGATGTTATGGCATCTGCCGCAATAGCGGCCGAACTAATAGAACCAGCAGTAATAGCATCAGCAGTAACCGCGCCAGTTGCTATTTCATTTGCAGTAATCGCGTCTGCCTGTATCTTGGCTGTAGATATAGAGTTATCGCTAATCTGCGTACTGCTTACCTGACCCTGTAGATCGCTAGTTGCTACGCTTGCGATAAATGACGTTCCGTTATATCTGTATAGCTTATTGTCAGATGTAAGGAATACTTGCCGACCTTGGAAGTTGCCTGAAGTCGGCAGGGTAGAAACAACTTCTACTGGTCTTAGGTTATTAGGGAATACATCCGATCCAATAGTGCCAGTAATATCGCCAGCCGCAATACTAGAGACAAATGCACTGCCGTTATATCTGTACAATTTATAATCAGTAGTCAGGAATACTAACTGTGGCCCAGTGTAACCTGATGGGTTAGGCAAACTAGAAACTATGCTAATCGGCTCGATACCTGATGCGAATGATGCCGCATCTACCGAACCAGACGTAATAGAGAATATGTCATCAGTCCACGCAGACGTTGAAGAATCCCAGCGGTAAAGTTTATTAGTAGTTGTTAGGTATTTAATCTGACCGTTAAAGTCACCCGTTGAAGGAAGCGAACTAACAGGCTCGATACCATACGCCCCTGCCTCTTGGAATAAATCATTCACCGCCTGACTGAATGAATCAGTATCAACAAACAAAGTAGTCGCACTAGCTACCGATGAAAACGCAGAAACATTGCCAGAGTAATCGACCGACTTGACCCAATAATATCTTAGTACGTTATAACCTAAACCTGTACGGGCAAAGTTATCACCACCTGACACAGCAATCTTAGTTGCAGTCGCAGAGTTGTTTACGATGTTTTCCCACACCTCAACATGAGAGTAATCAGGCTCAGTAGGAATAATCCACGATAGGCTAATTTCTTTTAGCCCACCAACTGCACTTAAACTATCAGGAATACCGCAGGGGTCAGTATCACCCTCGGCCAATCCTGACAGGGTAATAAAGTTACTCTTAACGCCAAGATTATTAATTGCCCTAACTCTAATGTTGTAATTAGCAGATGGAACAACACCAGTAATTACATACTGATTAGTCGTTACAAAGACTGAATTATAATTAGGCTCATCAGTCGCCACTGGGTCATCGATAGAGCCGTAATCTAATGTGATAGATGCCGCATTAGTGATTAAGCCCTGATCAGTGTTAGTAGTATAAGCATCTGTGATCTCACCATAGTCCACATTGGCAGACCCGCGCTGATACTGCACCTCATATTGGGTGACAAATACATCGGTTGAATCAGTCCATGTTAATCTAAGAGAAGGCAATAATGTGCCATCAGATGCCACTGTCGTGGTGGATGTAGCGGCAAGATTAGTGGGCGGCTGAGTAGTAAAGCCATCATACAAATCAACTTCGCCACCAGTGGTAAAGTCTTGCTGATCGGATGTTGCCCAATCATAAATAGCAGAGGCTGTCTCTATTGCGTCTACATTTACAACAATCGCGCCATCGGTAGTTATGTCTAACTGGTAGCCAGTGACTTCAAAAACCTTCTGAGTCCACCCCATACGCGAGTTAGTAACCATGATGTTATCACCCGCTTTAAACTTCAGTGCGGCCAGGTTACAAGGAATGGTTATCTGTGTTTGCTGTCGAGACTGCAATAGGGCAATCTTAGCGATTCTCTGTGCCCTTACGTTATTAGTCGTAAATGGCAATGGCATATCTAGATAGATGGGATCGCCATCTTCTGTAGAGTAGCTACTGCTCGTTATAGAGGGATAATCAGCTAGGGTGTAGTTTTCTTCTTCTGCTAGATAAACGCCTTTAACGCCATTGTAGAGGCTTCTGCGGCTTTGCTTGGTCTTAACCGATATACCACCGACTAATACAGATTCATCGACTGTAATCGTGGGGGTGTTGTATTCAGCACCGACAATAAAATACTCACCGCCTGAATAGATTAACTTACCGCCCATACTAGATAGCATAGCTTCGATGTTATCTTTTCGACTATTTGCAGTATCTACTACGCCATCCAAAACATATCTCTGTTGACTGCCACTGCCTGACAAATTAACAGTCTCATCGCATAAACTTTGAGCCGCTATCAGAGCCGTTGTATTGACGTTAGAGGCCGACTCTGCCAAGCCATACTTTGTATCCTTTAGGTAGTCAAACACGCAGAGAGCGGGATTCTGCGACCATGCTGTAGTAGCTGAGACAGGGTTATAAACCTTTTTACCTCTAACCACTGTAGAAATGTTTGGCAAGCCTTGCGCGAATTGATCTGTGTCGTATTTTAGTCGTACATAGATATATGCTGTGTCTAATAATTTATGGTCATTAGTCCAACCAGTAGACGCAGATACTAGAGTGCTGTCGGCAGTTGTTTGTGTACCATCATGGAAGCCTATGTGAACATAAGACCCCCAGTTGCCTTGAAAACTGCCATCCCAGATTTTTGTGTCGTTAAACCAGACCTCCTCAAAGCCATCAATCGCATGACCCGCAACAGCAACTACTAGATGGAGATATTCGTTATCAGTCCCAGTAGAATCAAGGTAAACAATAGCACCGCCAACTCTAGCGCGACCATAAATGATTTTGCGGGATACAGCAGGTTCTCTGACAGTTACAGAATTGCCCTGCATCGACGTTCCCATAGATGGTTTTGGCATCAATGCGCGAGATACAACGGAAAGGCCAGCACCGATAGCAAATGCTGTTGCAAAAGTACCTAATGCAAATCCTGTGGCTACAGCCCCACCTACTGCCGTTGCTAATCCTGCTATTGCCGCTACTGCCATTTTACTTTCCTAAAAATTTAGAATAAACGCGCTCAATTAAATCAAAGCCCATTCCTATCATTAGCTTGTCGAAAGGTATATGTACCTTCGTATTAATCATCATCAATGATACACCAATATCACGACAATAATCTTCTGCGAATTTGATCAATTTATAACCAGTTGCACCCGCCCTGCTATCAGGCAAAACAAATACAACATCATTCACTGCAAAGTAGTGATCTTGATAATGGATGCTTTTATTGATTATCAAAACAAAGTAACCAACTAACTCACCATCATCACGCGCAGTAAATATATTCAATATCCCTGCCGCATCTAACCTAGCGTATTCTTTCCAATCAGGATTTAGTTTTATCTTGCCCTGATTTAACGCAACAAGCCGCCAGTGTTCTTCCAATAGCGGCTTTATATCTTCTTTAACATTTACCAGACTTTCATGCTGGATTGTTATCATCTGCCTATCCTTGGGTCAGTCCTGCCTCCTGAATAACTACCTGCCGATGCTGGGGTTGGTCTTCCCCAGATGATCTCTTTCTCTTGAATCTTAGTCACAAATTCAAAGCCCTTATCGGAAGGATGCTCAATCTTTTGATCTTCACTGGTGTAGCGTCTAACAAATGATCTTTCAAAGGCAATTAATTTATTCTCTACGCTTAAAGATATTGTAGATGTCTCACCGCCATCGGCTATAGTCATTACATCCATAAAGCCGCTAAAGATAATTACAGGCGATGAAACTAAATCCCCGCTATCATCTAATGCGCCCAGGCGAATAGTTAGCGGCCTACCCTGGTAGGGCTCATCCCTAGCGATAGTGACTAATGATTGCTTTATACCTGTCAGCGTAACAGTTGCACCATTTGCCTGTAGCTCGGCTGTCTCACTAACTGTACCGATGCTAAGTAAATCACCTGCACCGATATAAGTGTTGCTGTTAAAGGTTAAATTACCCAAGCCAGACCAGAAATAAACGCTACCAGACGTAAACTCCATATCGATTAAATATATCGGGCGTACTACTTCAGCGGTTGCGACCGCTTGCATTTCAGATGATAGGGTGCGACTCATTAGATGGCCTCGACACAGGCTAGAGTAAATCCATAAAGGGAGGCAGTATCAGTAGACCAGCCAATATCATTTGAAGCCATGCGCCATAGACTTTTAGGCAATGTAAAATCTAATGCTGTGCCTGATGCTATCTCTGCCCTTAGTGGCGGCTGAAACTTTAAAGTACCTGCGCCATCGGATTTATCTTCTGTAACCATGTAAAGATAATCACCTAGCTGAAAGTAAGTACCCGCAGTCACCGCAGTAGAACCAGAATCGGTAGTCAGTTGTTCTGCCCTAACCGCTGTTGTGCCAGATGTTGTACTGGTTGCTGTACTTGTATGCAGTGGATGGCCGAACGTAAACGTGCCAGAACGCCCTTTTAAGCCGACTATAAATGCCTCAACTGATCGTGCCTCTGCATAGGTTAAAGGCGGTAGGCTGATCTCTGCTTCCCATCTAGCCCCTGAATGCTCGTACACTTGCTGATCGTAGGTAAATGGCGACTCTGATACGGCTACAGTTCTACGCAACCGCATATTGATAGACTGTATGCCGACTGATGGAAATGCTAATGGCATTTTTTATGCTCCTACTAATGCTTTGGAATAACCACCACCGCGCATTCTAGCGTCTGCAACTGCACCTTTAGCGGCATTGGCAATCTGTGGCATAAGTGTAGCAATTTCTGCTCTTACTGTCTGCTGTACACCTGTCGATACGTTGATGGTCTGATTGACTACTACGCCACCGCCACCGCCAAGATTTCCATTAGGGACAATAGATCCTTGAGAGTTAGGAACGAATAGTTCTGGGCCACGCTCTCCAACCATATAAGGCTGACCTGATTGTACTGATCCACCAATAGCTTTTCCTGATGGAGATGTAGTCGGTATTCCAAGTGCGCCACCAACTAAATCTAGTATTGGCTTAGTAATGTAATATTGCACCATCATTTTAATTAAAGAATCAACGACAGTTTTAGCCATGCCCTTGATCGCATCGCCAAATGACTTTGCACCTGTGATCGCATCAGTAAAGCCCTGAGTAATGCTTTTAGACATTGTTTTAGCAACATCTTCTAGCTGTAGTTTTAGGCTAGGCATTTGGTTAGCAAGTTCTTTTAGCGTTTCACCAAAATGCTCAACATAGGAAGGGATATATTCATCTTCCGCTAAACTAGATGCTTCATCATGTAACGCCCTCAATCCCATCTTGGCTCGCCATACATTACCAGCCAAGTTATCAATGGAGTCACCAAATTCGCCAGTAAACTTTGTTGCGATTGGTGTCATACCCATCCAATCACGCACATAATTAAGCATTTCAATTATGCTGTTGCCAAACTCTGCAATACCTCTGGCCGCACTAGCAAACCCATGAAGAATATCTGCAAGCCCTTGAAGTAATCTTTCAGCGAGTATCAGACCAAACTCTTCTACACTGCCGCCAGCTTCCTTAATATCGCGTAAGAATTTATCTTTTAGCGTTGTACTTAAAGACTCTATAGCTGGTGCAAGATTAGCGACTATTTGATTTCTTAGGCCAGCACCTAACTTAAATAATCTCAATAAGGCATCGTTAGCTTTTTCTACACCTGATGCGGCTTTGGTTGACATAACCAGGCCCAATTCATCAGCCTCTAAAAACAGTTCCTTTAGACCATCTCTACCAGCGGCCAATGTATTTACTAACGCAACACCTTCAGAGTCAAATAGCTTCATCGCCAGCCTGACTCTATCTGCGCTACTTTCTACATTGCCAAATGCATCAGCAAGATCAAGCATTTGCTCGTCAAGCGACTTTCTCTTTAACTCTTCTGCATTGATGTTTAACTCTTGCAATGCGCCTTTAGCTTCGCCAGTACCTTTTGCGGCTTCTGCCAATCTACGAGTAAACCGCTGAGTAGCCATGTTGACCGTTTCAACAGTAACGCCAGATATTTCAGCGGCATATTGCAATGCGCTTAATGCTTCGGTGGTTGTGCCTATTTTGTCGGCAGTCTTTTTAAGAGTATCAACTGCGGTTAAAGATTGTTTAATTAACAAACCAACAGCGGCAGGGCCAGCGGCCGCAACTAATGCGCCTTTCATTGAGAATGCGGCTTTTGAAACTGCCCTAAGACCAGACGTTACGCCATTAAAGGCTTTCTTAGTCTTATCAATCGCGCTTATCGTAATCTTGACGTTTTCAGCCATCGCTCTCACTCATTATCTGGAAATAGGCCAGCCACTCGTTAAAGTGGTTGACAGGCATTTGCTCTGCCTCTGCTATTGTTATGTGAAGCCGATCAGCCAAAGACAATAAGTTTATCCTTGATTGATCGGTTCTCAGTTTCCCTCGATTGCCTCAATAGACTCGATCTCTGCAAACATCTGATTTGCAATGTCACTAATGATATTAGTTTCTTCGCCCATCAAATCCATGCGATCTTCAGCAGATGAAAAGAGTTTATTACCGCCCTCATCTTCTGCCTTCATGCAGATCAAATCCACCATTGCACCGATGGTAGTGTTGTTCAGGAAGTTAGGGTGCTTCTTCTGAAGCTGATCTAAGTCAT